CATTACCCAAAAAGCTATTTCTGTTTAACACCTACCTGAACGGCCTGAGCTTTCTCGGTCAGGCGGAAGAACTCACCACGCCAAAGCTCACCCGTAAAACGGAGGATTATCAGGGCGCGGGCATGGTGGGCGCGGTAGCCGCTCACATGGGGTTTGAAGCAGGTGCGCTGGATATGGAGCTCACTATGGGCGGTCTGTCAGTGGAAATGCTTAAAACCTATGGCGCTAACATCGACGGTACGCAGCTGCGCTTTGCTGGTTCCTATTCCGACGATGCCTCCGGCGAAGCTATAGCCTGTGAAATCCAGACGCGCGGCCGCGTGACAGAAATGGATTGGGGCTCGGCTAAGCAAGGGGATAACACGCAGCACAAGTACACGCTGAAAAATACCTACTGCAAGATCACTGTAGATGGCGATGAGCTGTTTGAAATCGACCTGCTCAACATGATCTGGAAGGTTGACGGTGTGGACATCCTAGAGAAACACCGCACCAATATCGGCCTGTAATTAACCCGACTCAATCAATTCACCGGCGGGCATCCGCCGGTTCAACAGGAATAAAAAAATGCGTAAACCTATCGCCCTGGTAAAACCGGTCATCCGTAAAAACAGCGAGATCAAAGAAGTCACCGTCACCGAAGCCATGCAGCAAACCGGCTCCCTGCGCGGACTGAAGCTGTATGACGTCATGACCAGCGACGTCGATTCACTGATAAAGCTGCTGCCACGCGTCACCAGTCCGGCGCTGACTGAATCTGAAGTATCACTGCTGGACGTGCGCGACTTCGCAGAACTCTCTAAAGAAGTGGCTGATTTTTTGGCACCGTCCTCCGTGACCAGCACGACCGAAGCGGAAGACGCGTAATACCGTGCCCGGCGGTTCTGACCGATGAACTGATCGCAGATATCGCCGTTATCTTTCACTGGCCGCCGTCCGCGTTTGATGACATGCCCGTGAATGAACTGATTGACTGGCATTCGCGCGCGGTAGCCCGTAGCGGAAGCGAAGAATGACAGATCGCAATCTCAGTATCCGCGTCGCCTTCGACGCGGTTAATAAGCTCACCAGTCCTGCCAGCGCCGCGCAGAAAAGCGCAGCCGCGCTGGCCTCCCAAATCCGCGACACGCAGTCCTCCCTGAAAAGCATGGAGCGCAACGCCGCCAGTTTTGACCGGCTTACGCGCGCCTCGCAGAAAACCGCACAGCAGCTGAACGAAGCAAAGAACAAAGCTAAAGAGCTGCGTGACAGCTTTGGCCCGGCCAGTCAGCGCACCGAAGAGCAGACTGCCGCACTGAAGCGACAATCAGAAAGTATCCGTCAGCTGACGCGTGCACAGAATGAGGAACGCGCGAAACTTGGCGCGCTGAGCTCCTCCATGTTGCGCCACGGTATTGTGCTGCGTAATGGTTCAACGGCCACAGAACAAATCAGCCGCAGGACAGGCGAATACAATAGGCAACTATCAGAACAGCAGCGAAGGCTGGCGGCGGTCAGTCGCGCTCAGGGTAATTACGACAGAGCAAAAGAGCGACGCGACAGCCTGACCGGCGGCGGGATGAAAGCCGTTGTAGCCGGTGCCGCTACAGTTGCGCCAGTCGTGAAATCTTTAACCAGCTACGCCAGCATGGAAGATGCCATGAAGGACGTCGCCAAGCAGGTTAATGACCTGCGCGACGCCAGTGGCAACCGCACCGCACAGTATTACGACCTGCAAAAGTCCATCAAAGCGGCCAGCGAAAACCTTCCTATGGAAAATGGTGCGCAGGATTATGCCGCGCTCGTCGCCGGGGGCGCACGCATGGGTGTGTCAAACGGTGACGATCCCTGGGAAAAGCAAAAAGCCGATTTAATGAGCTTTGCCAATACTGCAGCAATGGCCGCTACCTCGTTCGACCTGCCCGCCGGCGAGCTGTCTGAAAGTCTGGGTAAAATCGCCGGCCTGTACAAAGTGCCTACGCAGAATATTGAGCAGCTCGGTGATGCCCTTAACTACCTGGATGACAATGCAAAGTCCAAGGGTGCAGACATTATCGACGTGCTACAGCGTGTAGGTGGTATTGCAGACAAGCTCGATTACCGTAAAGCGGCCGCGCTGGGCTCGACTTTCCTGACGTTAGGCGCTGCGCCAGAAATTGCCGCCAGCGCTACCAATGCGATGGTGCGTGAGCTTGCTATTGCCACCACACAGGGTCAGAACTTTACCGATGGCCTGAATTCGCTTGGCCTCAGCGCTGAAAAAATCCAGAAGGCGATGCCGACAGATGCAATGGGCACCATTATTACCGTGCTCGAGGCGGCGAAGAAACTCAGCCCTGATAAACAGACATCCGTTTTGACGCAGATTTTTGGTAAAGAATTCGGTGATGACGCAGCCAAACTGGCAAACAACCTTCCCGAACTTTACCGGCAGTTACAGCTGGTCAATGGCGAAGCCTCAAAAGGCTCAATGCGCCGCGAGTCAGATATCAACAAAGACTCTGTGTCCGCGCAGTATCTGATTGCCAAAGCCGCTATGAATAACAGCTTCAGCAGCCTGGGCGAAACGCTGCGCGGCCCCGCCATGAGCGTCATTAAATACGTTACACAGATAACGCAGCGTTTTCGGGCGTGGGCAGAAGCCAATCCTGCGGTAGTCGCTTCCCTCCTGAAGGTTGCCGCCGTCATTGGCGTAGCGCTTGCCATAATGGGATCGCTGGCGCTGACCATCGGTGCAGTGCTTGTGCCATTGGGTGCCATGCGACTCGGCCTGACGCTGCTTGGCGGCGGGAGGGGCTTTGGCGGCGCTCTCGCTTCACTGGCGGGCATGGCGGCGCGGTTCAAAAACATCATCCCGGCATCCGGCTCAGCAGGTGAAGCATTTAGATCCTTCATCAGTTTGTTCTCAGGCAGCGAAGCTGCTGAAGGTGTCAGCTGGCTTGAGAGGATCAGGGAAGGTCTTGGCGCCCTGAAAGGCGGAGACAACGATGATGAGGGAGGCATCCTTAATTCATTCAAAGGCGGCGCGTTAAATGCCATAAAAGAGCAGGCAGAAAATGCCGGACAGGCGCTGATATCGGCTTTTCGCAATCCCCTTCAGACGCTGACATTGCTGCGGGCACAGATGTCAGCAATGGCCGCGACCACCTTTGCCACCTTTGCAGCAGGTGCCAGCAAGATTGGAACAACCCTGATGTGGGTGGCCACATCCCCCCTCGCGGCAATCAGATATGCGCTCATCGGTGTTTCATCCATTATTGGTTTTCTGCTGAGCCCTATCGGTCTGCTCGTTGCAGCCGTTGCAGCAGCAGCACTGCTTATCTGGAAATACTGGTCACAGATCAAAGCCTTCTTCAGTGGATTCTTTGACGGCTTAATCACAGGGCTTGCCCCTGTTCGCTCCGCGTTTTCAGGGCTGGTTCCGGTATTTGAGGGCATCGGCAACGCGATTTCTGGCGTGTGGAACTGGTTTAAAAATCTCTTTGAACCGGTGAAAACATCTGCTGACTCCCTGAAGGAGTGCACGGAAGCCGGTCAGTCATTCGGGATGATTGTAGGCAATGCGGTTTCCAGCGTGCTCAGCGTCATCATTAAAGTGGCTGAGGGTATTGGCTACCTGCTGAAAAAACTTGGCGCCATACCTGAAGCAGCAAATGCCGCCAAAGAGGTCGCAAACGTCATGGACGCCGCCGCACCGGTTAAGCCTAAAGCGCAGGTCATGTACATATGGGACGACAAGCAGAAAAAGATGGTCGCGCAGGCATGGAACCCTGTGCCAGCAACAACCGTTGCCGCAGCCGTTCAGAATGCACCACCCAAGCCACCGGCATCACCGCCTGCCGCATCTCCGGCCAGCGCTTCAGGCTTTGACGCACTCAAAGGCACCAATCCCGGCAAAAAGAAAAAGTCAGCCGCTGACAGCGCCACTGATGTCAGCGCCGCAGCCCGCGATCCTGACAAGCTCGGCAAAATAGTGTTTAAAGACCATCCTCCGGTGCTACCGGTTGTGGGTGACTGGCGGGAGCCAACGATTAGCACTCCCGCATCGAGCATGGCCGGAATTACCCAGCGCGTAGGCGACATGGTGCGCGGCTTAGCGACATGGCCAACACGGGCACTTTCAGCAGCTATGCCCGTCCCTGTCACACCTGCAGGACGGTCAAATCCGGACGGCCTGACGACAGCCGCCATCAGCGCAGCTGCGGGCGGCGACGTGATTAATCTGACAATTAATTTTTACGAAAGCGCAAAAATGGACGAAAAGAGCCTGGCTTCAGCGGTGCGCCGCGAGCTTGACGGGCTGCTGCGCGAACGTGATAACCGCCGCCGCTCACAGCTGCGCGACAGAGAATAGGTGATTTTATGATGATGATTTACGGCATGTTCGTTTTCATGCGCCAGACAGCGCCATATCAGTCGCTGGAGCAGCAGACAGAATTTCGTCACGTTAAAAATGACCGGGTAGGGAAATCGGCAAAGTGGCAGTACATCGGAGCGGGCGAAGATACGATCACACTTACCGGCACGCTATATCCGGAAATAACCGGTGGTGATATGTCACTGGCCGCGCTTCGCACGATGGCTTATGGCGGTAAGGCATGGCCGCTGATTGAAGGTACTGGCACGATTTACGGCATGTTTGCCATTACCAACATTCGCGAGAACCGCACTGAATTTATGTCGGACGGAAAGGCACAGAAAATTGAGTTTACGCTGACGCTGAAAAAACAGAGTGAGGATATTCGCGAAGGGCTGGGAAGCGTGACGGCCAGTGACGTGCTATCACTGCTTTGATGCTGGAAACGCGACAAGAAAAAAGCGCCACATAGGCGCTTTTTTTTATTCTGGCTGCTGGGGCCACTCTTCAGGTGCCTGCGCTATCGCATCAACCCGACTAAGCAAAACACGGTATTTCTTCCAGGCGGTCAGACTTGTTTTCTCTTCCTCGGTTGCCATATCCAGATCAACAGCATCCTGAAGCGTCTGCACCTTCTCACTGGCTTCACGCAAGCGTACTGCCAGAATCGCCTGTCTGGCTTCAGTATTAAGCGTGACAACCATAGGCGGCCCTTTTACCACATCTCCATCGATTAGCTGGCAGTCCTGACCAATAGCTTCAAACTTATCTTTTGCCAATTCAATCAAGCCTTGTGAATCAAAGCTATCCGCTTCCGCCTGTGTCACAGCAACCTGCATTCCATCAACGTATTTATCTGCATTCAGTGAGACAAAGTATCGGTTAGAAAAAAAATCTTCTTTTACTGCCGCCTCTGTCTGAATAACCAATTCATCTTCCATCATTATCACCACACAGCGTAAAGGTTAACGTTAAGCGCAGGTCCGTTATTGTAGATCCCGCAGTTACCCGGCCCGATACCATTAAGCCAGCAGGAAAACGCACCGTTAATGGCGGTAATAAACACCGCTGGTGCTGCTACAAACCCAGTTGGATAGGTCCATGTGGTTGTAGCATTTGCAGCTAACGTCAGGTTCTGACGGCACCACTGCCCGCCCCCGGGGAGTTTTGTCCAGGCTCCATTTCCGTTGGTGCCTGATTGGAACTGCCCATAAGCAACGGCGCTATTTGCACCTGTCCCGCCTGCTACGGCAAACCCTTGTGACGGATCTCCTCCACGATAGGCGAACCCACCCAAAACGTTGCCGAGACGCGTATTGTTGACTACCGCAGTGGCTCCATCATTAGTTTGCGCATAGAAGGTCTGATTTGAATCACCATTTAATCCGGCTTTACTTGCAAGCCCAGAGTTAAGAAGTGAAACGGGCACCGCTGCATTGTTGTCACCCGGTGCACTAAGCACCCAAAACTTTTGGGTGGTGCTTCCTGCCAATGCCGCTTTTCCAGCAAGTGCATTCATCACCGTGGTAGCAAAATTAGGGTCATTACCAAGCGCATCTGCCAACTCTTTTAATGTATCCAGAGCCGCCGGTGATGAAGCAACCAGTGCTGCTACTGCTGCTTGTACAAAAGCCGTGGTAGCCAATTGAGTTGTGTTGTTACCCACCGCAGCAGTTGGAGCTTTTGGCACACCGGTAAAGGTAGGCCCGGCAATCGGTGCCTTGAGCGCAAGCTGATTGGTCATCGTTGCGGCGAAGTTCGGATCATTACCCAGTGCATCAGCCAGTTCTTTGAGCGTATCCAGCGCCGCCGGTGATGAATCGACCAGTGCAGCAATCGCCAACTGTACAAATTGAGTAGTCGCCAGTTGAGTGCTGTTATTGCCGGTGACAGGGGTTGGCGCTTTAGGCGTTCCAGTAAAAGTCGGGTTCGCTTTTGGCGCGTACTGCGGATGTGGATCAGTTGCATCAAGGTGCGCTTTCATCATGCTGTCAGCGTAGGCTTTAACCTCAATGACCTTGTCATCAACGTATTTGCGCGTAGCCAGCACCACTGATGGATCAATCTTCAGCGAAACCGCGTCAGTGCTGCTCACGGCGATAATCATGCGGATAACCTGCGTGCGGCCTGAACCTTCAGCCAGCAGTGGCTTATAGGTTTCCGCACAGTTCGCAACAGCAATCAGTTCGCCTGCATCATCAAAGAGACCGATTTCACGAATCCACCAACCACCCTCGTTTTCGGGGATCACCTGCTCAGCAATAATCTGGCTGACATTAACCGGATCAACGCTCAGCGTGTTGATGGCCGCAATGCGAACCTGATTGACCAACTTGGTCTGGCTGCCGTTAGGCGTTGGCAGCACACCACCACCGTCACCCACGGCCATCTGTGTGATTTTCAGCTGCGTGCCCAGTGCTACGGCCTGAGCCAGCTTGGCCTCTCCGCGCGTGGTCAGCAGGGCATAAAATTTTGAAGCCATGTCATACCCTCATTGTATCGATTAAGTGGATCGCTGCGCTGGCATACGCTGTAGCGCCGACCTCTATTACTTCTGGTGTGTAGGGATAAACGGTCAGCGTTTCCCCTACGTAACAACCGGCACCCATGAACATCTCGCCTGTTGTCTGTAAATTGATGCTGATCCCCAGCAGGTGTCGGCTGCACGGCTTGGCATCGCTGATTAGCCGCTCAAGCTCAAGATAGGTTTCTTCAGTGATACCCTGCTCTTCAACGCCGATGTCCAGCCTGAACGTGCCGGGCACATCACCGGTCTGCCACCACTCTTTAACGCGGATCAGGAAGCCGAACGGCTCAACGACCCGGCGGATAGCACTGATGGTTCCCTTGCGGCGGTGCACGAAAAACGCATCTTTCACCACCTGCCGCTTTACCGCTTCTGACCAGCTCTCATCCCAGCGATCAACTGAGCGTGACCACGCCAGATAGGGCAACAGGGAAACCGGGCAGGTATCGGGATTCCAGATATCCCGCAGCGGCACCCGCAGCGCACTTAATCCGCTACGCGCTTCCGCCAGGCGGATCTCAGTCTCAGTCGCGGTTGGCGGCAACAGACCGCCTTTCAGGCTCACGTGATCACCTCATCCGCAGCCAGTTCGATTGTTACCGCCGTGCAGTTACCGGACTGCGTGCGGTCAAATATCAGGTCAACGCTGGGTTCAGCCATCTCAACCCAGTCCACGCCGGCAACACGCAGTACGGCACTGTAAGAATCACGGCGCACGCTGCGCCCCAGCTTTTTCTGCTCGACCAGATACGCCGCCAGCGCGGCCTGCGAAGCTTCCAGACAGGGCGCACTTGCCACGTTGTCAAACAGGTGCAGCTTCGCTTTTACCTGGTAGCTCTGAATATCCGCGCTCTGTACTTCCAGCCGGTCAGCCACCGGGCGCACGTCTTCGCCGTTCAGCGCAACGTTCACTGCACTCAGTAAATCAGCCGGCGCGGTGCCGTCACCTTCGCGGCTCAGCACGGTGATCACGACCACGGCAGGGCTCGGGCTGGTTGCTGAAATGTCCAGCACGCGGCCATCCACGCTGCGTCCGTGAAACTCATATGCCGCTGTCGGGCCCGCCACGGACAGGCCTTCAAACGCTGCCGGCACGCGAGGGCGCAGATCACTGTCATCCTCATACACCGCCTCAACCGGCGGCACAGCCGTATCATCTGCCGGCGTGATAACCAGTCGCGTCACGCTGTTGTTAGCGGCCAGATTGTCTAAGTCAGTGCCGCTGGAAAAGGCCACCATCCCCGCCACCGCCGCCTCGTTGATGCGCTGGCATAGCAGAATTTCGCGATAGCACCCTTCCTGTAACAGCTTCGTTGCCGGCTCCGATTCCAGCTCAAGCGTCCTGGCTACTGCGGTCTGTTGAGCAACCGGAAACAGCGAGACGTAATACGCTTTGCGCTCAACCAGCAGCGCCTCAAAATCCGGCACCTCTACGACCTGCGGCACCGGCAGCTGTGATAAGTCGATAACTCCGCTCATTGCCCGTCCCTCAGCGTGATATCAGTTGAAATGGTTGATGACGTATCGGTGCGGCGTGATGTCACATGCATTTGCACCGCACCCTGCTCCGTGGTTTCAACGGTCACGGATACCGGCGTCAGTCGCGGTTCCCAGCGCCAGAGCGCGATACAGGCCGCAGACATCAGCTTTAAGCGGGTCGCAGGGTTATCAGGCTGGTCAATCAGCGAGAACAGCGCTGAGCCGTATTCACGGCGCATCACGCGGGAGCCTGTCGGCGTCATCAGGATGTCATTCACCGACTGGTGCAGGTGCGCCTCATCGGTCAGTAGCGAGCCGTCATCGCTGCTCATGCCCTGCCAGTTTGTGCTCACTGCGGGCCTCCTGACATATCGCCGCCTGACTTCACGCCACCATGCACGTGAGAATCCACCACAATCCCGTTTGAACTCATCTTGCCGCCACCCTGTACCACTTCGCCGTTGATGACGGTTTCACCCGCGTTGATAACGAGCCGCCCCACATTGATGGTGAGCGTGTCGCTCATGCTGACCATCCCCGAAATCATGCCCAGCAGGCTCAGCAGACCGTTGGCCGGGTCATAGCTTTTCTTCGCCCCGTCCGGGTAGCGCGTCACGTTGGTTTTCTTGCCGTTGTCAGGCGGTAGCGCGTAATCGCTGTAAAGACTGAAGGCGATCACCGCGTTTTCCAGCGCACCACCTGGAGCCAGTAACACAACCTGCTCACCCACGGAGGGTGCCCACCAGTCCACGGCATCACCTGCGCGGGCTACACCCCACCGTATCCAGTCCGTCTGTAGCTCACCGGTCTGTACGCGCGCCACCGTCTGCACTAAATCGACCTCAATCACGGTGCCAAAACGGATCAGGTTCATCAGCAACCGATACAGCTCCGCCAGCGTTAAATCATTCATCTGGCCCCCTTCAGCGCATCAGTAATGGCTTCAGTCACCGCATCCAGATCAGCCTCCGTCAGCCCCAGCAGCTGGCGCTGCGGATAACGCGCGGTAGCGTTGTGAGAAACCTTATCGCTTAAACCGTTCTGGTGAATCCGGGCAATCGCTGCAGCACGGCCAGTAAAGCCCACCACTGCCGCATCCGGGTATGCGCTCGCCTTCAGGAAACGCGTCTGACGCAGCCGGCGGAACATTGGATCAGGCTTCGTCTTGATCTTCTCGCTGCGGCGCAGGTCAACGCTGAGATAGCGCTCAATGTCATCACGCAGAAAGGATCGGATTGAACCGCGCTCTTCATCAAAGCCGGTGATCATGCGGTCACCATAGCGGCCCTTGCTGTGTCGCCAGTTGCGCAGGCTGCGCGTCTGACCGTTCCACAGAAAACGAATGCCACCCTGGGTGCCGATTTTCTTTTTGCGGCGGGCTTTATACGCCGTGCCGTCCGGGTTCTTCTGCCTGCCTATACGCTTTTGCTGATTGCGGCGAATATCGCCGGCAATACGCCGCGCCATGCTGCGCCGCGTGGTGGCTTTGCTTACACCAATCACATCGCGGATTATCGCGTCCAGCTCATGAAACATCAGCACATCAGCCATTGGCGTCACCCTCCGTCAGCGGCAGCTCTTCACCGGTGTTGTCGTTGATGGCAAGCAGTGACCACTGATCATCTGGCGGGAACATATCTTCGTGAAGCGGTTCATCGCGGTGCTTAGCCTGCGGCTTGCCGTTCCCATCAAAAGTTACGATCACCATTTCACTGGCTTTGATGACAAAGAGAATGTCCGCTGTATCGTTATTGAGCAGCTCAGCATCAAAGCTGATGCCCTCCTGACGCAGAGCAGGATTCAGCAGCAGCGACGGCTGATGACGCCGGGCCCAGCCCAGCACCGGCATCGTCAGGCTGTCGAGGTCATACGGGTAGTCCATCGCCAGCACGTTCAATTCATAGCCGTAGCTGTACGAGGCTGAAGCCGCGCCGCCGGCAATCACTTTGCCGCTGGTCACATACACTTCCAGCCGGTCAGGGTTCTGCACAAACCACGGCTGATGCGCCACGATGGCCGCCCTGAGTAAATCCGCCTTCAGCATGTCAGTTCCCCGCTCTTACGCCGTCTGCCTTCAGCAGTGCGGCTTTGTCTTTGTTGGCGCTGTCCAGCGCATCCAGCAACGCATCATTCCATTCCAGTAATTCGCCCCATGACAGGCGCTTGCCCGCCATGCGTGGCTCAGGCACCGGCGTTGCCTGATACAGTTCCGCCGGCAGGCGGGGACACTGCGCGGGCACGTATACGGTCTGCTTTGTCGAACAGCCGGCGCTGAGCATCAGCAGGCATAGGCTCAGCTGCGCAGCGGTCACCCGCCAGTGACGCACGCAGCGCCGCGCGGTCTTTTTCACCCTGTTGCCGATCAGATTCTTTTTCACTGGCTCGCCCCGCTGAAATCTGGCTGAAAATGGTCATGGTGCGCTGCACGTTGCCGATCACGGTGGCAGCGCTGTCGATATCTTTTTTCGCCTGGCTGAGTTCGGCCTGAGCACTGCGGTTTGCCAGAAATTCCCAGCAGGCAACTGCTATGGCCAGCACGGTCACAATCAGCAGGATCACCACCGGACTTAACTTCAGCTGGCTCATCAGTCCTCCCGCGTCAGGCACAGGCGGGACTCAGCGTCCCGGCGTTTAACCAGCCCGGCCAGCTTCACGCCGCCGGCGTTAATGAAGTCATTCAGCCGCCCGCACATCGCATCCCACTGACGGGCCTGCGCGTTGCGCCAGATGGTTGTTTTCACCCGCTTTCCGGTGCGGTCCGTGTACCAGATGAGATTGAGGCACCCCATGTTGAACGCCGCAGAGGTCATGGCGTCGAACTGGTTCTGATTCATCTCACTCCCGTTGAAGTTCTGATTTACACAGCGCTCCGCCGTCTTCACGTCATCGGCCCACATCGCCGCAATTTCTTCATCGCTGTAGAAGTGATGGGCATCAATTGCCGTGGTAGAGCCAATGCCGGCGGTCAGCTTGCCTGCCGGGCAGATATAAGGATCACGCCGGCACGATTCGGCATCACCGATTAACGCCAATCCCTGCGGGCTGGAACGGATTTCGCCGGCGTACTTCACACCCATCAACCCGATGATCACGGATACAGCACAGGTCACAGCTTTACGCTTCATGCTCATGCGGTTTTTCGCCTCTTATCCAGCCTGGCGATTTCTTCAATCGCACAGACCACATCCGGCAAATCGTGCTGTGTCGCACGCTCCGCCATCTCTTTAAAAATGGCCGTGCGCTTCTTCTCTTCCTCTTCAATCCGCTGTTTGTGGCGGCGGTTGAGCAGGTAAGTCAGGATGCCCAGCACCACGCCAATCAGCGTTGCCCACTGCGTCAGAGACGCCGAAGGAAGATAAGAGAGAAACGACACAACCCTATCCATGGTCAGTCCCATAGCTGCACCATCTCCGCCTGTGGTGCCGGGTCGATATCCGGCAGATAGATTTCCTGCCCCGCAGAGAGAAACGGACCGAACTCACACAGCCCCGGATTGGCATCCAGCACTGCCTCAGTTACGTCCCGCGTGCGCCCGTAATAGCGCTGACAAATCTGGTCCAGCGTGTCGCCCTGTAGCGCCTGCACGATCATCAGACCAGCTCCGCCAGACCGCGCGGCATAACCTGAAGGTCACGAATTGCCCAATTCGCATCGCGCCAGAGCGTGTCAATCTGAGAGGTCAACGCCGCCGCGTGTTTCCCTCCCTGCCCTGTCGTATCAAAGTCGCGATAACCTTCAGTCAGCAGCGCTTTCGCCATGCAGTACACCGCACGCTGGAAGCAATAAACCCGCTCAGACTGCCCGTCTATTTCATCAGCCGGCACTGCATCCAGCTCCGCATATCCCTCGGCTTCCTGCATGGCTTTCCAGTCAGCCAGCTGGCGCGTCACGCTTCTCACCGCTTCGCGGGTGTTGTGCTGAAGCCTGTCCGTTGTCACCGTCCCGTTGAGGCGCATTGATTTACGCAGGTCAGCCAGGCGGATTTCAGGCCAGAACGCACCGGCTTTCACCGTCACGCCACCGTCATTGAAATCCGGTGCGTCACCTTCAACGGGATTGATGTCTTTACGGGCTACAAGGCTCATCGCTTCTCTCTCAAAAGTCGGACGGTGGACAGCTGAACTAACGCAGCATTGCTGTTTACCTCAGCCGTGCCGCCCGGGTGCGCGGGGGCACTTTCGTTTACTGCGGCTTAGCGGTTTTTGCCGCTGCTCCCGTTCTGGCTTTCGCTGTGCCAGTGGTTTTTTTTGCCGCAGCCGCGCTGGTTTTGGTTTTACCAGCGGCTGTTTTTGTTCCTGCAGGACGGCCACGTTTAACCGGGGTTTTGGCTGCCGGCTCCGCCGCCGGTGTTTCAGCTGCTGGCACGGTTGCTTCTGCCCCACCGGCCTCAGCGATTACCGGCACAGTGGCTGAATCCGTAGCAACCAGATCAACTGCCGGTGCGTTGCCAGACTCCTGGGTGAGCACCACCGGCCCAGCGGCCAGCGGTACGGACTCACCGTTAATCACCGTCATGGCTGTTACAGCAGAGCGCGGGATATCAGCGCCGCTGTTGCCTCCGCCATTCAGCTCTTTATTGGATTCCGGCACGTTTGACGCAGCCTTTTTCACCAGGCGATCAAGAATTTCAATGTCACGCTTAACGCCGATTTCGCTGAACTCCGCAATGGCTTTGCGCAGATATTCCAGCGCCTCATCCAGCGTTTCCGGGTTGGTGCGCAGGGTGTAGCCGATGCACTTCCAGAGCTTCGCGCGAACCGCTTCAGGCACATCTTCATTCGCCGTCAGGCCGTCCAGCGCCTTCAGCAAATCCACACTGACCGGCACATCTGACTGGCTGGCTTTGAAGTGGGAGAGCACCGGATCACAAATCTCATCCATCAGCACCACAGCCGCCGTACGCTGGAAGTTGTCGCCCATAGACAGGTGATGACGGATAACGTACTCACCAATGCGCAACGCCTCAGCGATACTGCCGGCATCGACGTGCCAGAGCATAACCGTGGTCAGCACCTCATCAGCCTGACCGCTGTCAGATGCCAGCACGCCATCTACCCAGCCCTGATAGTTCGGCAGGGCTTCGGCCTTGGTGTCCGCCTTGAGTTTGTTGTTCTGGATGCCACGAAAACGGTTTTTATCGATGCGCAGGCGGTGAAGCATCTGCTCATAAGCCGTCAGGTCTGCCATCGTGTTTGCGGCAGTGCCGCGATTTTGCGCCATTACCGATTCAAAATGGCGGCGTGCAGGTGTCAGCATGTTTCCCCCAGGCCGCCGGGGCTCGCCCGGCGGCTCAACGTGATTTACTCGCCACCTGCGGCAGGTTCTGCCCAGGTGATGTTTTCGATCAGGCAGCCAAAGCCGTAGTCTTCGATCACGTAGGCATCGTTCGATGACTCATAGGTCGAAATACGGTTGAACTCAGGCTCTTCTTTCAACATCCGGCGCTGCTTACCTTCCTGCCAGTAAATCGACAAGTTACGCAGCGAGGTCACGAGCATCGCGTGTTCAGGGAAGAACGGCGCGATCAGGGTTGGCAGGTTGTTAATCGTCTTACGCGACACAATCAGCTGACCCGCCAGTGATTCACTGTTCGGGTTGTTGTCGCTGATGCCGTTGATCAGCGGGTACTCACGCGCGGTCATGATATTGCGACCCGTGATCACCACCAGATCAGGCGATGTCTTGTACCACTCATCGAGCAGCGAGCTGGTTGCGTCATAAACCAGCGCATCAAGGTTGCTGTAGTCACCTTTGGCGGTGATTTTGTTTGACTCATCGCGGCTGGTCAGCGTGACGCCTGACATCACACGCTGCGGCGCATTGGCACGGTATTTCTGAAGCCAGCCGATATTCACATCCTGCAACAGCGGGTTAGCCGTCAGGTCTGACTTATCCGCATGACTGATACCGTTGAAGCCGACCATGATGCGATCCAGCGCACGGCGGTTAACCAGCTGATTGGTAATGCGCTGCTGGAAGTCCGGGTACTTGGCCCACATATCCAGCTGCGCATAAGTGATGAAGGTGTCAAAGTTGGTCTGCTCGCAGCGGAACTTGTCGCTGTCCAGCGTATGCACTGAACGCGGATCACGTCGCGTGGTGCTGCTGGCGTTGGTACTGGCAACCGGACCACCTACCCCCAAGCCCAGCTTTTCGCCTTCCTGCTCAGTTACAGGGAAAATACCAATCTGTTTCAGGAACTCACTGGACTGCTGCACCTTATCTTCCAGCGTCTGTGACACGCTTGGTGCAATCGCAAAGTGGGTGTTTACATGGTGGATTGGCACGCCGTTAAGCTCAGCCTGACGCTGGCTGTAACCATCCCACAGCTTGCGGGTTTCTAATTTCATCTCACTATTCCTTAATCGGTTTATTCGGGTTTACGTGACTGCCGGATTAGCAGTCAGCCAGCTGCGTTCTATCTACGCCGTTGCTGCCTGAAGACTGAGGACGCTGGCTGAACCCGCCATCCTGTGACGCCAGCTGCGTTTTCAGCGCGGCCAGCTCACTGGTGAGCTTCTCAACGTCTGCCGCCTTCGCCATGCCGGTCTGCTGCTGGCTCAGCGCTTCGACGCGGTCCAGCACCTGCCCCTGAGACTCAGCTACAATCTCCACCGCTTCGCGGATCACGCCAGCCTCTGCCGAGAAACGGCGCTCGCCACCGGTGATAAGGTCTTTAATTTTGGAGAAGAACTTCTTACCGCCGTCTGTCTGAGACTCTTCCACCTCAAACTCAATTGCGGTTTCGAACGCTTCACTAAAGAAGCAGTTTTCGTTGGTTTTACGGTGAGCCAGCGGGTTAACCGCAGCCTTTGAGGAGAACTGAAGCATTTCAGTACCCAGGCTTGCCGGGCTGTCAGTGAATGCCAGCCCCATCAGGTAGGCTTTGCCGGTTTTGGCAAAATTCGGGTCAAACTCAATGCTGCTGTAGACCTTCTGACGTGACTTGTTGAGGGTGACCAGATCATCAGTCCCATCGATAAGCGCATACAGGCCTAGCTTGCCGGCGAGCGGCCCCTCTTTGATTTCGATGGCCTGCACGCTATCGACATCACCGTACATGCGGAAAGTACTGTCAGGGCTGAGGCTCTTCAGGTGCTCCAGATTGATTCGCGCACCGTAGACCTGCGGGTTATAGCTGTCTGCGATTTCCTGAATATGCTGGCGTTCCAGCTGGCGTCCATCGCAGGTCGCACCCTCGACGGCTACGCGGAATAATTTCGACTTCGGCATTCTCTTTGCTCCGGTTGATTAAGGTGCTTTCACCCTGTGCCCCTATCTTCCGAAACCGGGCAAAGCCGCGCCATATAAGGGAATTGTGAGGTGCCTGTGACAACAGACGCCGATATTCCACCTCGCGCGGGCGCGATAGCCTGTACCCATGAAAACAGCCCTCGATCCCCGAACAGAAGCCAAAGCCCTCTACTGGCAGGCATACAGCATCCCCCAAATCGCTCAGCGACTTGGGGTGAAGGCGAACACGCTTTATTCCTGGCGCCGCCGTGATGAATGGGACAAATCAACACCCATTCAGCGGGCGCTTGAGCGCACCGATGTCCGCTATCTGCGGCTGATTGAGAAAGAAGATTTATCCGCTCACGACTTCAAGACGATTGACCTGCTCGGGCGACAGCTGGCACGCCTCGCAAGGGATGAAAGGAAAGAGCAGGACAAAGAGCAGAAGAAGAAGACGCCGAAGAACCACTTCACGGCGGAGCAGATCACAGAGCTGCGCACACTTGTGCTGGAGTCGCTGTTTGAGCATCAGAAACGGTGGTACAAGCAGCGCAACCTGCGTAACCGCTTCATCCTGAAAAGCCGTCAGATCGGCGCAAGCTGGTACTTTGCCCGCGAAGCGCTGTTGCGTGCGCTGGAAACTGGCACTAACCAGATATTCCTGTCTGCATCGCGTGCGCAGGCGTTCCAGTTTAAGAAATTCATTATTTTTCTGGCACGCAGCATCGGCGTTGAGCTGAAGGGCGGCGATGCGATCATTCTGTCGAACGGCGCAACGCTTTATTTTCTTGGCACCTCTGCGGCAACCGCGCAGTCATACACGGGTGACCTGTATTTCGATGAGGCGTTCTGGGTCGCCAACTTCCTGAACCTGCGTAAAGTCGCCGCCGGTATGGCAACGCAGGTAGGCCTGCGCCGCACCTACTTTTCCACTCCATCAGGGGAAGAGCACGAAGCCTATAAATTCTGGAACGGAGACCTTTACAACAAGGGCAAGCTTAAGAGCAAGCAGGTGCAGATAGACCTGTCACACAAGGCGCTGAAGAACGGCGTGCTGTGCGGTGACAATATCTGGCGTCAGATTGTCACCGTACAGGACGTGATTGATCAGGGCTTCCCGCTTATCGACCTGGAAGAGATCCGCAGCGAAAACAGCGATGAGGATTTCGACAACCTCTACATGTGTAAATTCGTCGTCGCCGGCGAACGTGCGTTTAACTACAACGCCCTGATTGGCTGCGGCGTGGATGGGTACAGCGGCATCTGGCCGGACTGGAACCCTTACGCACCGCGCCCACTCGCCAGCCGCCCGGTCTGGATTGGGTACGATCCCAATGGCAGCAGTGATAAAGGCGACAGCGCCGGCCTCGTCGTGCTCTCGCCACCACTGGTGCCCGGCGGCAAATTCCGCGTCATTGAACGGCACCAGCTGCGCGGCATGGAATTTGAAGAGCAGGCGAAATTTATTGAGCGCCTCACCCGCATGTACAACGTGCAGCACATCGATATCGACGGCACCGGCATAGGCGCGGCAGTGCATCAACTGGTGCTGAAATTCTTCCCGGCAGCGCAAATGCACCTTTACACCCCTGCGGTTAAACGCCAGCTGGTACTCAAGGCGCAGATGGTGATTCGCGCCGGCCGCTTCGAATACGACGCCGGCATGATGGATATCGTCAGCAGCTTTATGACCATCCGCAAATTCGTCACGCAGAGCGGCCAGACCTCTTACGCATCAGACCGTACACGCGGCAGCAGCCACGGTGACTTAGCCTGGGCAACGATGCACGCACTTATGAATGAACCGCTGGGCAATGATGCTGGCAGCGGCACAGAAAGCTTTGTTGAGGAATTTTGACCATGAGCCGCAGGAATAAAAAGACGTTTAGTAAACCCGCCACGCCAGCAAACAGCCAGCCTTCCGCTGAGATGGTCGAACCGGTTGAGGGGCTGGAATCATTTAGCTTTGGTGAACCCACATCCATCATGGATCAGCGAGACCTTCAGGACTGCATGGAGTGCGCCAACAATGGCCGATGGTATGAACCGCCCATCAGCACCTACGGACTCGCCCGTCTGCTGGCCGGCGCGGTGCACCATGAGTCGCCGCTGGTCTTTAAACGCAATGTGATCATGTCATGCTTTAAACCACACCCGATGCTTTCGCGTCAGGATGCCAGCGCATTCGTGATGGATTACCTTGTGTTTGGTGATGCCTATCTTGAGCGGCGCGATAACCGCCTGGGTGAACCGCTGAAGCTTAAGCACTCGCTGGCGAAATACACCCGCCGTGGCGTGGACCTCGATCAGTACTGGTTTGTGACTTACTACCAGGAGGATTACGCTTTTGAGCCCGGCAAGGTGTTCCACCTGCGAAACGCCAGCATCCACCAGGAGATTTACGGCGCACCTGAATACATGTCCGCGCTTCAGTCCATCATGCTGAACGGTGAGGCCACGCTGTTCCGCCGCAATTACTATATCAACGGCAGTCACGCCGGGGTTATCGTGTACCTCACCGATCCCGTGGCAAATTCGGCAGACGTGGAAAAGCTGAAGAGATCACTGAAAGATGCGCGCGGCGGCGGCGCGTTTAAAAACCTGTTTGTGTATGCCGCAGGTGGTAAGAAGGACGGCTTACAGATCCTGCCGTTCAGTCAGATAGCTGCAAAAGATGAGTTCACCGGCATCAAAGACGCCACGCGTGATGACATGCTGGCCATCCACCGCGTACCGCCTCAGCTGATGGGCGTCATGCCCAACAATACTAGCGGCCTCGGTGACATTGTGAAGGCTGCCAGGGTGTTTGCGATCAACGAACTCTACCCGATCATGGAATCGCTGAAGGCGGTCAA